ACTCTTGCCTTATCAATTGCATTGCGTTCTAAAGTGCCCACACTCTATGTCAGCGCTGATACCAATGCACATACTATGGCTATGCGTCTACTATCAATGATTACTGGCAAGCCACAGTCAGAGGCAGAGATGCTTCTTGAGACGCAGGTTGCAACATCTCGTCAAGTAATCAATGAACACTCAGGGCATATCTTTTGGTCTTTTGAATCATCTCCTACGTTGGTGGATTTAGACCAAGAGGTACTTGCCTTTGAGGAATTATGGGGTTGTTCTCCTACACTTATTGTTGTCGATAACCTAATGGATATCGCTAATGATGGTGGGGAAGAGTTTGCTAATATGCGCTCAACGCTTAAAGAACTTAAGTATCTAGCGCGTGATACTAACTCAGCAGTACTAGTACTACACCACACCAAAGAATCATATAGCGGTAATCCGTGCCAACCACGCTCTGCGTTGCAGGGAATGGTTGCACAGTTGCCAGCGTTGATTTGTACGATTGGAACTAATGCACCGGGCTACATAGCAATAGCCCCTGTTAAGAACCGTTACGGTAAAGCCGACCCGTCAGGAGATACGGCTTACTGGTTACAGTTTAATCCAGAAATTATGGATGTCTCTGACATACCTGAAAGGGCATAAGATGACTAAAAACATAACGGAATTAAAACCAGATTATACAATGGCGATGGATATCCGTGGTGAACCAACCTCGGTATGTATCTGTGGATGTTTTATTTGGAACCTAAAGGTATCATTTGATGAAGATGGTACTATCGGCTCGTATTTTCTAGATATGGAGTGTGCTGACTGTGGAACACAGGCAACCGCCCCTACTGAGGAGTAACAATGAAACTAAATACATATGTTTGGATAATGGCACTTGTGGTCTTTGTGGGAACTTTACCACACGCTGTGGGTGCGATGTTTTTAAGAGCACAGATTTCTATCACAGAGATGGAACCATGCAAATTACCAATAGTAATGACCAGCATCTCTCAAATGAAAAAGATGGCTAAGCAAATTGCTAGAGGCAAAGTGCTAGCCACATACAAAAGTAACCATGAATGGAAGTCTTTATTCGTTCTATGGGATAGAGAATCCCGATGGGATTACACCGCAGATAATCCACGCTCATCTGCCTACGGCATACCACAAATGCTTAATATGCCTAAAAATACCCCTATGGTAAAGCAAATTGATTTAGGACTCAAATATATCAAGCACAGATACGGCACTCCATCAAAGGCTTTGGCCTTTCATAATGCCAACGGGTGGTACTAATGACACACGATGAGTTGCTGGCATATATGAACAAGGAAATAGACCAAGCCGCGTGGACAACAGAATATTATCCGTTCAAATCTTTGCAAGCCCTACGCGCAGTAGTGGAGTTGCATAAACCTATGCTTTGGAAGAACTTAGGCAATGATACACAGGGATATTTTTGTCAGCATTGCGACTCATTTTCAAATGAGGACGCTTACAGGATTAACTACCCCTGCCCAACAATTCAAGCCATAGAGAAGGAGTTAAACTAATGCCAAATTATGAGTATCGGTGCAATAAATGTATGGCACATACAGTCTTAAGTCGTAATGTAGATGAACGTGATGTTGAGGTGACTTGTATTTGTGGTCACGCTAGTAGTAGAATCTATAACACACCAGCCATTCGCTTCAACGGCAGTGGCTTTTATAGTAACGGAGGCTAGATGATGTGTGAAATATGTGAGGGCGGTGGTTGCTCAGTGTGCTTTAAGACAGAGAGCAACGAACCACAGTTTGCAAGCGGTAAAGAGATTGAAGAGTTCTTTGATAATTATTCAGAGGTAATGTATGTAGACCCAGCAGAGGCTAGTCTTCCTGCGGGGTAGGCTGCTCGTCCTCATCACGGAATGGTTTGAATCCACCAATCTTGTTAATCAGTTTCTTAATTGCCCGCTTGTGACGCATACGGGCTGTGTCTTCAGAGCCTAGCCCTAGTTGAGTTGCAATATCCCCGAAGTCCATTGACTCTACATAACGCAAGAACAATAATTTCCTATCGTCTTGGTGTAATTTCCAAAAGCCAAGGTCTACTTCAATCATCATAGCCATAAGGTTTCCACCCTCACTTGGTGCAGAAGGGCGAGAAGTCCCACTGAGATTGAGTTTATGTGTCACACCGAACTCACCTCTTAAGACAGGAGGGAGCAACGCTTCAACCATATCTGATTCATAGAAGAACAGGTCACTGGTCTCATAGCCACCAGACTTAGCCTTCCACCGTTGGCAATAATCTAATGCCTGATTACGTAGACTGCGATAGATAAGATTCTTTGCATCTTTATTTCCAATCGCTTCCCAAGTATCTAACTTATTAGGGTGCTCAAGAAACCATTGATAGAGAGTCTGTCTTAAGTCTTGAGGTTCAATCTCTTGAAACTTGCGTGAGTATTCAGAGGCGACAGCATCTACAATATATTTCCAAGGTTCGATACGTTCCCAACCGATACTCATTTAATTTTATACCCCGCAGTCGTAGGTAGGAAGGTAACTTCCTTCATCATCTTAGATTTATTGGCAAACTCAGTAGTAACTGGCAACCACTTCTCTTCCCACACCAAGTTCTCCACATCTGATAAAAGAAAAGACCAAACTCCTTCAGGGGTGGAGTTAATATACCACGCCTTAAGACCTAACTCATTAGCCTTGCCGACTAAGAAGTCATACTTTTTCTTTTCCAAAAGCAAGGTATCGTAGTGAGTATTGCGGGACTTAAGTTCTATGAACATCTTGAACTCTTGGGTCGCACAATCAAAGCCATCGTATTCATTTTCTGAGTGCTCTAAGTCTGGCATTTGCGACTTAAGCCAGAGGAACAACTCTTGTTCTTTCACTCTTCCCACTGGCCCCTCAGAACGAGAAGCCCAATAATTGCATAGTTAGCCATATCTTTGAAGGAGTCCTCTAAAGATTCGTGGTCAGGTGTGGCACCACTTTCTACCAGGTGATTAATTCTGGCAAGTTTGTCGTGCATACGCACCCTCAATCCATTCAAAGCCCCACCAGGGGCCAAAGAAATGTTCTTGGGGCCGTAGTCTCTATGCTTGCTCAGCAAAAGAGCAGAGAGTTCCTTGGTTGTATTAAGAAGGTGTGCCTCTAGGTGGACTTCTCGTTTAATAGTGGCACGCGCAGAGTTACTATAAGGTCTTCGCCCTTCTTCTCCGTCTGTACTATTTTCAAACCAAGCCCCGTGAGGTATTGGATAATCTGCCATATCTCTTCACTCTCCATCTTCTTCATCGGCTATGTCCTTCTTCAATAGGGCTTCTAAATCTTCATCAAAATGTTGCAGTGCCGACTTGACAATCATATCCTCAACCAGTTCATCTACTAAGTCATAACCATTCTCACTAGCAAAGAGAGTGACATATGTAGACTGCGTGATTAACTTAATCTGTTCAGGTTCGTTTGCATTGTTATACATAAACCTTAACAGGGAGCCAAGCAATAACTTAAACCCATTGGGTAAAAGATAGTAGGGGTCGAACTCTTCGTTCTCGTATAGAGTGTGGTCTATCAATTGAAAAGAATCATCAAAGGTTTCATTACACTCATTACAATAATTGTGTGGTGGTTCGTCATCAAAGGTCACTTAAACCCAGCCTTTTCTTTTATATATTCTGCTCCGTATTTGACGAAGGCTGAGTTGACATCTTCTCCATCTGGCAATTGCACAATAGTAACGGGGAGTTCCCTAGCCAGTGAGCGTGCGAACTCAGTGCCTGCTTGGTCACCATCTGCGAAGACGAAGACTCTTTGGAAGTCAGATAGAAGTCTCGTATAATGTTTCTTCCAAGAGTTAGAACCAGGCACACCAACACAGAAGAAACCCACACAGGAAGAAACAGTAATAGTATCCAGTTCACCTTCGCACACTCCTATAAAATCACCCGCACGTTCGACATCTAACACGTTATACATTTTAGTTTCAGCACCAGTCATACCCATATACTTTGGTTCAACCGCAGGGTTTAAACTTCTAAATCTTAAGTCAACCACACCAGTCTTAGTGATGTAAGGTATAGATAATCGTCCAGTAAAAGATTCGTGCCCGACCTCAGGCTCCGCGACTACGCCTAATTGCGCCAGTCGTGCTATCTCCATTGAGATACCTCTGCTTTTTAGGTAATCTTCCGCCTGATAAATGTTTGCCGCGTACCGCTTGGTTGCTGCACCCAGTAATTCCCTCTGCAAAAGTGATTGCTTCACGTATGCTCATCCCTTCTTGCTGCGAAATAATTTGAAGACTGTTACCTTGCACTCCGCAGGCGAAACAGATGAATATGTTATCGTTGAGATTAGCACTTCCAGATTGGTGTGTGTCGGAATGGAAAGGGCACTTGAGATTAACTTGCCCGTTGCCTTGTCGTACGTTTGCTCCGTAGTGGATAAGAACTTCTCTGATACTTGGAAGGTCATTGTCAATGTTTATCACCATATCCCGCTTCTCTTAATAGATGTACTGCATCTTCTAACCTTAGCAAACAAACCCAATCGGGGATTGCTTTCTCACCTTGCCCATTAAGTCTTAAGACTACAACACCAAGTGCTTTCTTTTTTCTATCTTTTAATTGTTTGATTGCTGCTGCTGGACTAAATCCAGCCCGTGCCTTTACTTCAAAATCAATACCAATACATCCAGTAATATCGCTACCACTACGACCAGCACCTGTAGATTCCGCAAATGGGAATCCGTTGTCAGCAAGGTATTCAGCCAGGACTTTTTGACTTCTGTATCCACGATGTTTCCTACTCTGTGATGGCATTCGGTAATGTCTCCATTCGATTAAGATATTCTAGCGGAACATACCAAGTTTTGTCGTTATACTTCCATTCATCTTTCTTACAATCCCTGCCATACAACCAACCCACCGCTACATAGTCTGGTCCTTTCCAATCAGGTGCGTTGCGTCGTTCCTTGTTGCATAAACCACCAGTTGTTAAAACATAAATTAAATTATCATCATCTCGTATTGTGTAACGAAGTCCCTTAATTGGTGGAAATGAGTATCGAACTTCGCCCAACCCAGGAATATCTAACTCAGACTTCCACTTGTTAAAGTGTGGTACAAAATCCTGCTTGCCTACCATACGCGCAAAGGCTAACTCTGACCCAGCACACACAACGTGTTGCCACATTTCCCACAGGTCACCCTCTGAGTAGTTAACATTCTTTGTTGGGTCACCGAAGTATGGCTTCTGTCGTTGGTAACCTACCTCAACAGCAGTTGCTTCTTCAGTTGTACTAAGTGCGTAGGTCCACACTTAAGACACACTCTTGTCCCTGTGTAGTGCCTTAACTGCTAGGTCTAAACCAGCGTTAACGCCATCAAGATACTCGCTGGTACTTTCAACCTTGAGTTCTGTAATCTTTTCAATTAACTTTTTGATTTCATTATCAATTGAAAAGAGAACAAACTGACGCATCTCTTGAGTCATATCGTCTTCTTCTTCTCTAATCATCATCCGCCATTCTCTGGTATGTCTTCCATATACATAAACTCAGGGTTAAATGATAGCCAACAAGTCAGGTTTGCGTTGGCATCGGCACGCCCATATCTATTCTTGACAGGAGCAACAGCCATAGAAGTACCAACAACACCCAGAGTACAAATGAGAGCAGGTAGTTGTGCCACTTTACCTTGAAGTGCAGAACGTGGCTGGCAAGGAGTACCCATAACAGCCTCAGAAGTATGATGTAAAACAATAATAGCAGCATTAGTTGCACGAGCAAGGTACTTCAACTCCTTCATAATTGCACGCATTGAGGCGAACTCCTCGCCACCATCGGTGGCTATATCCATCAAGTTATCTACAAAGACAGCAACAGGAGGACAACCCCAGAGTTCTTCAAAGGCTTGGACTTCCTCATCAATATCTTGCAGTGTGGGACTGGATTCAAAAGACCAGACGATGTGATTTCCCTTAGCCAGGGTGGCTTTGGTCCAACCAATATCACTATCCATTAACTCTTCTACATCTGTTTGATTCTTACCTGAAATCATTGAGGCTAATCTCATAGCCATAGTGTGTGCATTAGTATCTGCTGAGATGTAAAGACTAGGCACCCTCATCTTAAGTGCCAACGCCAGGGCTAGAGTAGATTTACCAACACCTGGAGTTCCCGCCAACATAGAGACTTCTGCTCTACGAAATATAATTTTGTTACTTTCAAAA